CACTTTTTCATATGGGGATTAGATGATTGACCAAAAATTGTTGCTTGGAAATCCAAGCCAAAAGTATAGCACAGGAGAGCTATTGCCGCTGAAATGGCAATTGCTATCAATCCTATGGAAGCTAAACTAAGGGCTGTAATTCCTAAATAATAATTTTTCTTAGAAAAACTAGTAACATCTAATCTGGCACAAGTTGCCGGTGAAATAAAGTCTGGAAACACCTCCTTGCACGCTGTTTTAAGCTCTTCTAATTCAACTTTATCCTTGGGTTCAGTCCAATAATCTAGATAATATCGAATCTTGCCATCTTGGTGAATCTTTTGAAAGACTCGCTTTTGATAGCAATTTTTGAACAAGATTGGTCGGCTTGCTGCATCTATTGTATAATAAGGCTCTTCTTCCATCTTGGATACTGGAAGACATCTAAAAGCCTGTCGCTGTGGTTCAGGGGGAATGATTCCACTACCCCATATGTCTAGAAGAGGAGCTGACTCTCCTTGACCCATGAACTTTAAATCATACTCAGCTATGAGCACACGAATTACTGCGTCGAACCTACCTTGTAATAATTGTTCTTGGTATGCAGGCGGAAGAAAATAGAGCATTTCTGATCCATTTTTATTCCTCAATATTTGAACTAAATGTGCCTGGTATTGCGTACCAGTAACATCAGTAATTGGAGAACCATTATTTTGCCATAACCACTCTCGAAATTTTTTAGTAATACCTGATGTATAACCTTTAAGCAAGTGCTTATAAGGTACCTTGTATCGGCCATGCCATGATATCAGGGTTTGAGAAAAATCGGGTAAATAATCAAATATTCCTTGAGCGTTAGCTTTCGGTTTATGAACTGTGAGTTCATCTTCTGGTTTTTCTGGAGTTTCAGGATCTCCATCCTCATTAAGTGAGGCTTTGACTTTTAATACACTTTCACCCGTAGGTTTATGTGTATGGTCAATAAGTGCAGGATCAAATACTCTAACTTCGCCAAATTTGGCGTCATTATAAGCTTTGCGCTCATCCAAGATACAGATGAGTCCTGAAAAATCGACATTCTTAAATATTACATGGTGTTCAAGATCACCATTAATGAAGTAGTCCACCTCAAACCTGTAATTCTCATTAAGAGTTTTCAGATTCAATTGGACAGTGCCATCTTCACTAGATTCAAAGGATTTATTATTTTGGGTAATCTTCACAGCGATAAATCTACGGTGTAAAGCATTTGGTTCTTCAATTGCGACTTTCAGAGGAAGTTTCTGATTTGTAGTTGCAATTACTATTTCTGAACGGAAATAGGTTGAACCTTTTTCTTCAAGTCCTGGCATAACTAACTGCCAAGATTTGGTATTTATAGCATCTATTATTTCAAGTGCCTGCAAAATCCGGTCATTAGGATCTTTTGACTGTAGGAACTCGTCAAAAAGCATGACCCACTGATTGTGATAGCCTGAATAAAAATCATCTTTTGAATTTCTGGAATATAAGTCATTTCCAGTAAATTTCTCATTTCTGTAACGCAGAGAGAGATATTCATAAAGAAGTGTAGAAAAATAGGTTTTTCCTTTTCCGCTTTCTCCATGAAACAAAATGCCAAGAGGTTCTTTTCTTGGCTGTGAATTTTCAGATTGATTTAGTATATGCTGACATTGTTGGAACTGAACTCTCCAATCTCGCATCTGCCGTGAAACAGAAATCAAAAATTCTTTGGAAGCTGCATCATCTGGTTTCAATGTTGCAACATTCTTAATAATCTTTTTGTAATTGTCAACGAACACTTTAGCTGTGTGAACGTTGGCAAAATCTGCTGTACTACAAGTGGACATTAAAGTAAC